AAACAAAAGCTTGGTCGTATTCTCGAACCAGAGCCGGGTAGCGCGATCCTTCATCACGTAATCGTCGCCCTGCAGGCCATGCCAGAACATGTTGCGCGGCGTGACCAGCGAGTCGGCGATCGCGCAGAAACGATGCAGCGCCAGCGCGCCGGTGGCGTCGACCTGTTGCTGGGTCTTCTTGACGCCGGGGGTGTTGTAGTTCTGATAAAAAAACGTGTTGCGGCTGTTCGGCAGGATCAGTTGCGCGACTTCCTCCCACTGACCGGCGAACATCGATCGGCGCGTCTGATACTGTCCGAATTCGCGCAACGTCGCGGCGACAATGCCCTGCTCGCGGTCGCTGATGGTCCGAAACCGGCCGACCGGAACGATGTCAGTGGACGAGACGCTTGGCATCGGGATCCCTGGGGTCAAATGTCGGATCGAGCCGGCGGTCGGCGACCACCCAGCTTTGCGCGTATTTGAAAAATTCGATGCGGTCGGGATCGGAAAGCTTCAGGCGATCGGCAAGCTTGCGGAAGGCATCGCGCATCTCGACTTCGGACTTGAACAGCACGGTATCCTTGTGGATAACGCCCCAGCGGTCGCACATGTCGGCGACGACGGCGCCTGACTTGTCGACCTTCGCCGCGGTGGTCAGCGCCGGCATCGGCAGCCGCCCATCGAAATCGGCAAAGGTCGCGAAGCAAAGTGTGACGACGGCTTCCTCGAGGGTATGCGCCAGAACCGACAACACGATCATGCGCGCCGGTCCGGTGGACGCCGCCAGAACGCGCGCCTGCCATGAGCCGCGAAGATCGAACGCCAGCGTCTTTTCGAATTCAGTATTCAGCACCAGGCCCCTCCCCTGGGGATTTCATTTTGGCACCATTCCCGGTCCAAACAGCGACGTCACGGCCAGCGAACCGGCCGGGCCCATCTGCTGCAGTTGCTGTGCCTGGGCCATCCGCTTCTTGCGCTGCTCCTCCGTCTCGCCGGCGACCTGCTGCGAGAGCTGGCCGCCGAGACCGAGATCGGAGCTTGCAGGCGACAGACCTGCGCTATTCTGTGGCATCGGTTTTCGGCTCCGCGGCGGCCAGCGCCGCTTCATGATCGGCTTCGGCTCGGATCAGCGCGGAATGCGCATCGGCAAGGCGTTGCTCGGATTCGATCAGGTGCTCGAGGGCGGCGTGCTGCCGGCGCAGTTCGTGGCTCAATCGCTGGTACGGCGAGCCGGAGCCCCGCTCGACCCGACCGCTGATGCGCACGCAATCCTTGCCAAGGTATTCGTCCTCGAACGCACGAAGGCGGTCGGCGGCGGGCAATGGCGCGCTGGGCTTGGCTTCAACGGCGGGGGCCGGCTCCTGTGCCGGCATCGGATCTGCTGGCGCCGGATCAATGCGATCTTCGGCAGCGGCGAGATGGTCCAGCGGCTTGGTTTCGGTTTCGGAATCTGACATCGGGATGCTCCAGAAAACGCGGCGGAAAGTGATGCTGGATCGCCTCCCGCCGCAGTCAGGGAGGAAACGCCGTGGCTAAGACCTCGGCAGCGTGAACCCTGAGCGTGGCTGCGATCCCCAGCAACGCACCGTCAAGCTCCGGTAAACACGTCGAAGTCGGTACCGGCGGCGATCGGGGATACTGCGCCCATGCGCACCATGGCGGGGAAACTCTCAAAAGTCTTGGCGTAACGCAGGTCCATCAGCCCGACCCGGGTGGCGCTCATGAGGTCGTCATCGACCTTCACCACCTTGCCGTCCTTGCGGTGATAGCCGCCATATTCATCGAACCAATCAACCAGATGCGCGGCAACCCGCAGTTTCTTGCCGGCCAGCCGCTCCTCCATGATCTGAATGCCGGCTTCGAAGTTATAGCCGCCGTCGGGGAACGTCGCATGCGTCGGGCGCATAGCGAGGCCTAGCTTTTTGTAAGACGTCGCGATCGTGTCGTTCGTCATCACGCCGGCGCCGGTTCCGCCGTCATGCGGCCACGCCACCGGCGCATCGCGCATCGGACTTTCCTTGATCCGCGCCACATGGTTGGCGGCCATGCCGAACATCCGGATCGCATCCATCACGTATACCACATCGTTGTCGCGGTCCCACACCAGCAGCACCGCGGCGAACGGATGGCCGCCCGATTCCGCGCCGGAATGCCGAAAGTCCAGCGCCCACAACCACGGCCAGTACGGCGGCACGGTGGCGGGGTCGAGCGTATGCTTGATGGCATCGGCGTCGGTTTCGAACACCGCGCCCTGCCCCTGTGCATCGCCGCCGAAGATGCGGGTCGCTGCCTTTCGGCCGGCCTTAGCAATCAGGCCGGGGATATCCTCGTCGGGAATGTGCCCGCGCTTGGACTTCGCGGCATCCCATATCGTCATCAGGATTTCAGCAGTACCTGGGGATTTGTTCTTGAAGTGCTTGCGCACCGGCGTCGAGCCCAGCACCGGCGTCATCGACCAGATGATGATCCCCCGCGTGGTCGTGAGCCGCGCCTGGCATTCCTCGTAAATCTCAAAATCGCCCGGATCCTCGTCGCCGTGGATCAGGTCGACCGCTTCGACCTGCCATGCCTCGCGGCCCATTTCGAACGTCTTGCCGCGGAACACGCCCTTACCGCCGGTTTCGCGGCTCAGGTTGATCGTGTCGACGAAATCAGAAATGCCGCGCGCCATTGCCGGCCGGCCGATGATGTTGTCCAGCGGGATAAATCCGGTCCCGAGCCCGCCCGGCGCGCGAATGTTGCCGAGCAGCTTGGTCTGCACGCCATCGCGCGTCATACCCGACGTGGTGCAGCCGTACCAGCCGACGAACTCATAGGGACGGTCGGTCGCCTTCGATTTGAGGAATCGGCGCCCCTTGTACCAGTCCGGGTAGAACGCGATGGCGTGCATCGCATCTTCGGCCGCCGTCGCGTGCGTCTTCCCCTGCTGGTTTCCGGCACGTAGCATCTTCTCGGTGATGGCATGGTCCGCCGTCAGGTTGTGGAATTCCTCCTGCTTGAGGTTCGGCGTGTAAAAATCCAGCCGCCGGTATTTTTGCCGGTACTGCATCCCGGTCAGCATCTTCTTGGCGTGCCGGCGGATATCGTTCGGGTCCGGGCCCTCCTCGTGGTCAGCCACCAGAAACCTCGTCGGCGCGGTGCTCAATCACCTTCGGCGCCTTCGCGTCGACCTCGGCCAGCATCTTCCGGTAGCGCGACAGGCCTGAGAAACCGAATATCTCGATCAGCTTCTCCTCGGCCACCCCAAGTCCGATCAGCGTCCGCAAATCATTCAGCGCCGCATCCGTGTGGTTCACGGTCAGATCACCGCTCACGCTGACTTCAACGCCGGACTTCTCCACCAGCCCCAGCCGCGACAGCGTCGCCGACACCGTCTTCGCGTGGTCGGCATGCTTCGGGTCCGCAATCATCGCCGCCGTCGCCTTGATCGCCGGACCCAGCAATCCCCGGAACGCCTTTTTCCCCACCTCTTCCAGCGCCAGGATCACGCGCTCACGGTGCAGCAAGGTATGCGCCCGCACCTTCGCGCCCTCAGCCGCGTCCGAATATCCAGCATCCCGCGCAGCCTGCGCCCCGTTCGGCGGGCCCTCATTCGTCAGGTAGAACCATACAAATTTCCGCTCGCGCTCCGGCAGCGCCTGCATTCGCGGGCCGAGTTCGATTTCAGCAAAATCCATGGGCCGAGAAATGGCTGTAACCGTTACTCGCAACAACGCACCGCAAAACCGCCCCAAAATCAGCCGTGACCGATATGCAACAGGTTTTTCAAAAAGGGCCGCGAAAATAAGGGGATAGGTCGATTTATCGGGCGGCGCTTGGACTTACCCCCACCCCACCCCTACCCCGGTCTTTCAAGGCTCAACCCCACAGATATCGCGCTTTTCAGACGTTTCGCCGCTGCCTGGGTGACTGACATATTGAACGACATGTAGCAATATCAATGACTTAGGCTAGAAACAGCGCTCATGGCCTATGAACGCCGTGTGCACCACGCCAGATTATGGAACATTTTTGGGTTACCGCGATCGATTGCAGAACGAGTTCAATCCTGCTGTTCGGCTTCGAGGGTAATCATCCCCTTGAGACACGATCGTCTGGCCATGCCATTGAGGCGCGATCGCCGCTGGAGATC